ATTTACAGGGATACTACTACAATAAACGCCTGTGTTGTGTTTCTTGCTGACATCTTTTTCCAAAATAGTGGCAGGAACATGCTTTATGATGTCCAAAACTTTAGTTCTATCAGCAAAATCAATATCTATGTCCGGCATTTCGAATCTCGTCGTAGCTTGGTGCGTAATTTCCTCTGTGTTGGACAGTTAAACCTGCCGCCACATTAGCAAACATTATAGCTTTTTCTATATCTTTTGTATATAGGTATTGGACAGCCAGTGCTGCCAGGAAAGTATCCCCGCACCCACATACATCCATAACTTCCACTGGCTTAGTTGGAAATTCTTTGGTACCTAGCATTGCTCCCCGCTCACCTAAGGTAACAATGAGGTTTCCTGTATAACTGATCAAGTTCTTAAATTCAAATTCATTTATTTTTATATAAACATCTTTTCTGCCAAAGGTTGTTAGATTATCTTTTTTGGTATCTATAAAGATAGGACAGTGTGCGGTGTTTATAATATAGTCAATGTTTTCGTATGTTAAAAACCCTTTATTGTAATCTGAAATTATTACAGCATCATATTGATCAAGAGGGAATGGTGTACGACCGCTCCAAGAACATATAGCAGGTTCGGTATCGACCCTTAGCATGTGCTGTCCTGACCTTTTGTCAATGTATCTAGTTTTTATAATTTCTTCATTGTTAGATATAAAGTCTGCATAGACTCCTAAATTTTCTAAGTTCTTTTTTACATTAGAAGCCATGCCAGGAACAGTTTCTGTTTCTGTAATTTTAATCACAGGCACAGGTGCCTCGGGGCTTAATCTGTCAATGGTCCCGATCTTATACTCGTCGATGCAACTATCACCGATTAGTAATATGTTGAATGAGTCCTGTTGTTGAGTGGCCCGTGTGTTCATAAAATTTTATTTCTTTACAATGGTGTTTGCCTACAATTCGCTTGCCTTGATAGTCACTGCCTTTGACCATTATATCAGGTTTGTAAGTTTCTAAAATATATTCTAATTCGTCCTCACTGCTAAAGAACCATACATCATCAACTGCTTTTAGTTTCTTTAACATAAACTGTCGGTCATATTGATTGTTAATGGGTCTGCTTGGTCCTTTTAATTCTTTCACTCTGCTGTCAGTGTCTATGGCAACTAACAAATAATTGCCAAGACTTTTTGCGTACTCGAGCATTTCAATATGTCCTCTGTGCAGGATATCAAATGTGCCATTAACAAATATTTTCATAAGTTGTAGTAGGTCTTTAGCAGTTTAGTATCCGCACAGGTGTATGTTTGATACTGAGATTTTAAATTCTCAGGCATAGGAACATATTCTATCTTTGCACCATATTTGTCAGCAATCATTCTTGCAACATCTGCAAATGAAGTTGCTCTGCCCGTGCCTACATTCCAAATACCAGTGTCAGACACACTTAAGAAATGCTTATGAATCTTGCATACTGTTTCTACAGGAATAAAGTCTCGTTTAAATTCTTCGCTTCCTTCGAATAGTTTTATAACACCAGTTTCTTTAGCTTGCTTTTCAAACTTATAGTAAGGACTTGCTTGGTCTCCTTTATGATCTTCGTGTGGACCATAAACATTAAAATATCTAAATCCTTGTACTATAATTGGCCAGCTACCTGCGAGATATGTAATATATCTGTCAAACAGATACTTACTCCATGCATAAGGACTGCGAGGATCGGCAGGGCTACTTTCGTTAAATTGTTTGTTCAATCCGTAGATGCTGGCAGAGCTAGCATATTGGAAATTCACTTTATGTTTTAAACACTCATTTACTAACCATCTGCTAAAGTCGTAGTTAGCTTCTAATACTTTTTCAACATTTGTTTCTGTAGTAGATGTTATCGCACCTAGATGTATGACCCAATCAAGACCATTTACATTAGGTAATTCGTCGCCGGGGTGATAAAAAGACAGCTCGTGATCAGCCAGTTGTTTTACAAGATTTTGTCCTACAAATCCTTTATGACCTGTTATTAAAATCTTCATTTCTGGCTGTCTCCTTTGCCTACTCGATAGTTGTCTTCTACAGAGTCTGCGGTACTTACTTCAATGACTGTACCTTCTTCAAGACATATTAGTTGGTGTGGCATTAACGGAGTATTGTGCCAAACATCACCCACATTTAATTCAACTTCATACACTGAAGCGTCTCTAGTACCGATGTGTCGAACAATAAATTTTCCGCTTAATACATACCAGGTTTCTTCTTTTTCAGCATGAAAATGCATACTGAATTTTGCTCCGGTATTAAAATTCATGAGCTTACCGCAATACTTGCTATTAGTGGCCCATATTAATTCCGAACCCCATCCCTTTTTTACAAAACCTTCTAACCTGGTCATGCTGGCTCCTCTCTAAATCTTTGAAGAAAACTTTCGACATAGCAACTAAATTCCTGTGGAGGCTCTTTGCCTTCGGAACAATAATGCACCCATATATTTCCTTCTAATTCCATGGTATGTAGCACACGAAATTTCTTTCCGTCTGTTCCACTCCATGTACTTCCATCTTTTGGTATTTTCATAGTTCTCCGCTTTCTGCTAACTTCAGTATAAGACTGTAATGTTCATAGGCCTTTTTTACTGCTGGATAGTTTTCTCTTAAAAATTTTTCTCGTTCTTTTTGTTCCATTAGGTGTTCGAACAATCCATAATGTCCTTTAGTCCTCATGTTGTTGAATACCTGACTTTCAAATTCTGCAACTTTTTGTAATTCACTTTCTGCTATTTCTATAGTATATAAAGGCTGAGTTTCGAATCTTACATTATCTCCGAGGATAATGTTATTATAATCGTTAGGATCTGTAAAATACCTAACATTCATCGGAACATGACGATAAGCTCGTTTATTAGTATCAATAATCTTAACTGCATGAGCCGAGCACCATTCCTCTACCATCTTTTCTTTGTCAATCAATTCCGGCCTCCCTACAGATCTCTTTTACAAGTTCCACATCCCCGGGCGAGTCTCTAAATTTCTTCAACCAAAATTGAACATCAAAGGTAGGTGCAATCATTTCAAGCTGATCGTCACTCATACTCTGCACCATTTCTTTGCCTGTAGCTGTATTTAAAACTATCCACGGGCTGATGTGCCCATACCGAATATCATGCACAGCACGATTAGTTGTAGCACTTACAAAATATTTGTTGAACTCTGTATTGTTTTTCTCGGCCCAATTCATCATGGTTATTAGACTTCGTTGAGCTCCGCTTTCTACTGGTTCAATTTTTAGTGTCTCTGGAAGATACAGGTCGTAGTAAATTTCGTCCCTACACCAATCATCAAGTTTGATTCCACTCTTAATAACAAAGTCTACAAATTTATCAGGATATATAGGATCTACATTGTTAACAAAACTGCCAAATTTTACAAAGGCATTGTAATAAGATGTATCGCAGAATTCGTCATAAGTTTTCTGCTTCTTATATCCCTGTGCTAATTTCCACCAACGATTAAATGCCATGAAGCCGGCCTGAACACGCTTCTCATCTTTTTGTAGAGCACGCCGTTTTCGTTCACACATGTGGGCAACTAGAGTTTTTTCTTGCATAAAACTCTTACCACAGTGATTACATTTATGAGGCTGATTTACTAAAGCTATCACTCGTATTCTTTCCGTTCTTTTTTGTCAAAGCCCATCTTGTCAAACAACTCTGCTCGGTCTGTTTCATCCATCATTGACGACATCAGTTTAATGTCGTCTAACTTCATTGAAGGATATAGCTCTCCTAGCAATTTCTCAAACTTGTCTAATTCTATTTTTTTAGCAGGCAAGTACTGATGAAAGGTAGGTATGCCTGTACCTACAGCCGCACATAACTTCCATGTTAGGTCTGGATATTTTGATATGTTCCAATGATTTTTATTAACGAATTCATTAGTCATTTCAACAAACCATTCTTGGATATCTCGATCACCTGATGAGTTACTGATAAACCTCATCATAACAAAGGCGGTAAATTCTTTCTTCTCCTTGTCTGTGAGAGTACTGTAAAAATCATAGTTCTTTTGGTCAATAGCCTTTAGAACTCTTGTTAGATCTAATTCACGCTTTTTCTTTGTTGCCATTTTCTTTAATAAGATTATAGATTATTATACATTGTTCAAGTGCTCTTTGCAATGTCACATGGTCCTCTGCCGTTCGATGAATATCTTTCCACAAAATTTCTTTTGCAAGTTCTTCATCAAATTTTGTTCGTTCGTATGTCCTGCCAATTTCAAATCTGGTATTAACGGGCGCACCATGCTCTCTGGCATAGGTTACGCCATTGACATGTTCGTATGTATAGCTAACACCAGGTTTCAATCGTCCCATATTACCAACACTTTGTATAATCGACTAATTCACTTTGTCTGCTAATTTCTTTAACAAAATATGCACAGAGAGGTTTTTCTCCGGGATGCAATGGTGTACACAGTAATTGGCCAGGTTTCATTTTAGGAAAGTACCATTTAACATCTTGGTAGACATCGATGATGTCAATGTCTAAAAATTCAGGCCTAAATCCGCTAAGTGGGTTAAAACAAAAAGTTCTAAACCCTCTATCATTGAGGCTGGTCAATGGCAATATTTCCATCTCAGGCCCCTCCGGGTCTCCGACAATAGTACACCAGTCTAATGGCATTGTTACTTCGTGTGGACCTATTCTTAATACAACAGCAGGTCCTGTAAAACTTTCTAAAAATATTAGAGGGATGTAAAAGTGATCAGGGTTACTGTTATCTGAATTATCTAAGACAGCAAAACGAAGATCTTCTTCAATTTCCTCTGGAAGGTCATTCAGGTAGAATGTTTTATTTTCTAATGTTAATATTTGCATTATTGGTATTTTACTTTCTCAATCGTAAACGGATACTTGGCCTCTTTATAAAACTTCTTCCTCTCCGTAAGGTGCCGTTTAGCATATTTGGTGGCCGCGGTGATGTCCCAAATCTGTACGAAGTCTTTGTCTTCTGCTTTTCTAATGCCTCGCCCAATTGATTGTATAACGCGGACAAAGCTCTTTCCGGGTTCCAAAAGGACCAGATTAAAAATCCTAGGAATGTTAATACCAACAGCGGCCACACCATAAGTCGCCACAATAATCTTATT